TGTAGAGTGCATTTCTTGATTAGTATAACCTAAATCTTCTGCTATAATTTCAACAATTTTCCAGTAATAATTATTTTGTTGGGCAGAACGAACACCTGTTTCATGAAGTTCAATATAATACTCTCCTGAAAGATTAACAATGGTGTTATCAAACTCTTCTTTATCTAAAAGAGATAACTTACCTTTTTCTATTTTACAGGGGAATCGCAATCTTGACATATTTTTTCATCCCATAATTTCATATCAGGGCTACTCCAAAATTCGCCTTCAAATATATTCCATTTTCGCCTACATTCAGGACACCAAAATAATGATTCGTCAGCTCTAATTTCATCTGTTTTATGATTTTCTCTATTTCTTTTTTCTATAATAGGGCTATCGAGTGCATCAATAACCCATTGTATAGAATCAAATTTTCTTGTTTTCTGTTTCGGCAATTATTCCACCTAGTAGCAATAAATAGTTTCGTGCATCCTGTATCCTGCCGATTATAGGTTCTTCTGATATTTGTTTTCCATTAAGTACATAGTTTCTAATAGAGTCCATATGTTTTAATAAATATATTAAAGCAACATGCTCTGCTTTTAACTCCATTCTTTCTCCAATGCTTTTAAAGTTCTTAAACTTGTCTTCATCGGAAACTGTGTACTCCTCCCCCTTAACAAGCATAAGCCTGTTCTCTTCTTTTTGCATAGACTCTGCCCATTTTATAAAGTCTGGTACTTTCACTTGTCTCTCCAATATACCCATTTAGATTTATTAGTATCCCACTCACCACTTTCCCACAAATTACTATTGTAGACTACAAGTGCCAATACGAACATTAACATTATTTCTATCATGTTATCTCCTTTTTTATTTTAATACTTTGCCCCATGAACGCCAATCCATTTGTCAATCTTAACCATAAATTGAATCCAATACCAAGTAGAATCCTTTCTAATAGTTTATTGTTTAAGATTAAGGGGCAATAATTACTCGCCATATTGTTTAGCCATCTCATCATCACACTCATCACATACTTCATAGCTACATATTGTGCAAGTTTTTAAATTTTGTATTTCTTCTAATATAGTCTCTACTTTGCTACTAATAGCTTTTATATTTTTCTTTAAGCCTAATTTAGATAAATCATCTATATCCATCTCTGTATTATTATATATACTATATATCATTGCATTTAATTTACTTAACTTCATTTGTCCTCCTAAAAATCAAATTCTGTTTGGTTTAATTTAGTTATAATCTCCTCATAATCACTATCTGTAAATTTAATCACTTTATTCTTTCTTTCTTTTACTGTTTCGTACCATTGGATGCCACGCTTTTCTATTGCCCATTCAACAAACTCGGCAGGAGTTTTATGGGCAGAGAATTTGGAGGAGAACACATGGCATCCAACGCAGAGACAAAAACCATTATCAGTATCCCATCGAACAGACCTAATAGATCTTGAGTAAAAGTGGTGTGCATTAAGAGGCTTAGTCTTATGACAATATTCACACATTCCATATTCTTTTACCTTGTCTGCCCATGCTTTATCTAACTTCTTTGATAATGATTTTTTCACAGAGGGGATTAATTAAAACGGCATGTCGCCACTAATTACAGGATCTTCAGAATTAGTTAGATGTTTAACTTTTTCTTCAGCTTCCAATATAGAAAGTAGAGATTGCATATTTGTATCTATAGTAACCATGTCAGTATCACTTAACATAGCACCTTCTTTAACACCAAATAACTCAACAGCCAACTTAAGACACACTTGCTTATGTATGTCGTGAGTCCTATTATCTACAGATGTAGATGTAGTTACAGGCGAAACAGCTTTAGGTTGAGTACCCTCTAAAGCTTGAACTGTCCAAGCAGATTTGCCAGGAGCATACTCCTCTTTAGTTATACTAACCTTAGCACCTTGCCCATAAACTGATAACTTTTTATGTAGTGCATCTGTCGCAAAGAAACCTGTCTCTATACCATCTTTTCTTACACCATACAAATACCAATTTCCATAGGTATTAGTCCCAGATTTAGGCTCTGGATATAGCAATTCTACTATGTTTGCATCAGTTGGGTTTAATTTAAATGTATCTTTATTTTGATCCATTATCTTGATTCTCCTTTGTTTTTATTATGGTTTTTATTGATTCTGTTAAATCTTTTGACTCTATAGTATTTCTGCCATCTCTTAGTTCTACACTAGCACACTCAAGGTAAGGATATCTTGATTCAAAGGTATAAAGATACTGCTGTATGCCTTCAATTAAATCCTCTAAGGTTATCCTATAGATTGTTCTTTCTCCTTGAGTAAGTTCGTTAATACCATCCCAAGATATAGTCGCAATATACACATCACTCTTCATGCTCTGCAACCTTTCTTAAAGTGCATGAGTGCCTTTCTAACAATTTAAATAACTGATTTCTAACAAATGTTATCTCTTCAGTATTTGCATCATCAGGGAACTCTACTCTTATTGTCTCTCTTTTCATGTTATAAGTTACTCCTTTTGTTTATATAAATCAACCTTTTATTAACTCTCCCCATAAGGAAGTTTTACCATCTACAATTTGAACTAGATGAACTGTGAAAAATCCAGAGTGGTAAAAATCAACTATAGCAAAAGCATGTTGCCAATTATGTGACCTATTACCAAGCCACTCATTAGCCTCTGCACTCATATCTTTTAGACATCCAATAGACCATGCAGACTTAACACCATCAATATGAGTAACGCTAGATTGTTGTATATCGTGATGATGACCATACATAACATTACCACCCATTCTCAGTAAGTGATTTCTAGTATGTTGAATACCTGCATAATGATGTCCATGATAAAAATTTAACTTACCAATCTTTAACATCTTACCTAACCTATGGTATTTATAACCACGCTCTTTTAATCGTAAAGCATTAGGTACTTTATAATCCTTAGCTAGATAGGGATTTTCTTCTACAAATCTATTAAGCCAATCTTCATGGTTGCCTTCAATAAAATGTCTTATCTTAACATTAGCCTTATCTAGTGATTCATCTATTATATCCATACCTTTATTTACTTGAGCTATCTCTTCATCAACAAATGGTATCTGATATTCTAGTGGTGGTCTTTTCTTTTTTTTCCATTGCCAATGACTTACGGATTGCCATTCTCCTGTGTCGCCTAAGTCTATATAACCATCAGGTTTTATAATCTCTATAGCCTGACAAACCACACTAATAGCCTTCATATCAGCCATAGGAAAATGTTTATCAGGAGTTACAATATATCTTTTTACTTTCATATTAACTCCGAGTTTATCCACTTAATCAATGCTTTATTCCATTGATCATAGGTGGCTTTATTATTATTATATTTAACCCATATAGAGTCAAATTCTTCATGTAATCTTTTTCTCATATGTCTAAGATGTCTATCCTTACTTTGATTTCTAAACTTATCATTTGTTATAGATTCTAGCTTATCCAAAAAGATTTTCTTTAAATCGTTCTTCTTCAAAATACTCATAATACTTCCCATTAGTCAAGTTATATTTTAGCTTTGCAGGATTCCCTTGATTTGGTTTTCCGTTCTTATACTGAAACCTTATTTTATGCACATGTACACCTGCATAATCATCCTCATCTGATTTATGTCTATGGATAGTTATTGCATTATCACACTTATTAAACCAATTAGCTGAACCACTTATATCGTAAGGTGTAGGAACTAAAGGTTTTCTATCAATACCATTCTCCATTTTTTTGGGATGAGCAACTAACCAAACATGAATCTCATTTACTTTTGCAAAGGCACTTAACTGAGCCAACACTCTTGAAACATATAAAGTCTCATTCTCTCCATCTCCAAACTTATGTTCTAAAGTATTCCACGGATCAATAATAAGACCATTTAAACCAAATCTATAATTAAGTATTTTAGCTTGTTCCATAATAGACTCAATAGTAACTGAATCTTCTTGTGTACCTATAAACTTAATGTGGTCATTTAATATTAACATAGAATCTCTTGCTGTCTTTTCATCTAATTTATTATCCCCCCAAAATGGTCTACCTGCAAATTTGCCTACCAGTTTTAATAAATGATGCTCAACTGGAAAATTTTCTGCTGAGAATATACCAAACTTCCAACCATAAGACTGAACCATATTAATCATCAAAGCATCCATCCATTCTGACTTCCCCATATTTGGTACACCTGTCACAACTGTGACTTCAGATGGACTGATTAAATAATGAGGATCAACTGCACTCCACCCTGTAGATAAACCCTTATGTTGAGGCTTTAATAATAAATCAATAGCATCATCTTCAATATCTTGAACCATCACAACCCCATCGATTGGGTAGGGGTGTGAGTTACTTACAATGTTCTGAACTTCATCTTCTCCATGCTTTATAAGTACATCATTCATATCTTTACATCCATCAGGATATACTACTCTATAGCATTTTTCCCTACCTATTCGCCTAGATAATTCATCTCTTAGGTGTTTACCTGCCCCATCAGAATCTGTGCATAATATGATAGTCTCAGCATTCATTAAATGTTCTTCTGCTGATAATAAAAAACTAAACTTTCTATCTGATGGCTTACTATTAGGTTGTGTTGCTCCATCAGGCACAGATACAACATTCATAAATCCAGACTGAACTAAAGCAAGAGCATCCATTTCGCCTTCTGTTATTATAATAGTCTCCATACCTTTCATAGAATCAAATCTATAAAAACATTTCTCTGCATTTTTAGTTTGTCTAAATTTCTTATCTGCTGTTCTTGATTTTATATTAACCACTTCCCCATCTTTATAAAAAGGAAATTGTATCCACCTATTATCGTAACCTATTTTCTCTGCATCAACAACTGCTCTAGTAATGCACCTCTCTTCAAACCATTTATAAACTTCTTCAGGTAATTCTGTTTTTGGAGGGTTAGGTTTTTCTATAGGAATAGTTAGATGTTTAACTTTTTTCTTTAGTGATCCTTTCCAACCACAATGATGACAATGCCATATTCCCTCATCAACATTAACAGACAAACATTGGTCTGACTTATTCTTTCTAGTATGTGAACACTTAGGACATGTAGTTTTTTCTTGTCTAGATGTCCCCCTAATAAATATACCATGCTCCTCAAATGTCATACTTTTCCTCCTCTAGTATTGTATGCTGTTAATATATTATGAAATTTAATATTGCCATTATTTGACTTATGTCTTAATGTATGTAATGATGTTACTTGAGAGTGCCAAAACTTATCTCCTAATGTATAATCTAAAACATCACAAACAACATTATAATTAACCTTATCTAATTTAATTAAATCGTATAATGTATTGATTGATTTATTAAGTAAATCTGTTTCATCCTTACCTTCAAATAAATGAGGAAATCTTTTTTTCTGCTTATGTAAAAAATTAGATGCCACATTTCTCAATGCAATTAATTGTTCAGCATTTATGTTTTTATTTATAGGGGTAATGGGTTTATTGCCATCGGTATATATTTTACTTATATTATTATTACTTAATAATGTTTGGGTATTCTGAATATAGGTAAGGGCATCATCTCCTCTTAAGGTATCACTAACCCCTAGATTATTTTGCATATAGGGGTTATCACTATTTTGATTAACCCATAGGAAATTCTGCATAGGGGTAATACATCTTTTTATAAACTTCTCTGTACCCTTTTCTAATATAGTTTGTACATATACAAAACCATAATTTCTTAGTTCTGCAATACTTCTAGATGCTGTATCCTTAGAAATATTTAAGACCTTACTAAAATAAATATTCCTTTTTATACATGTACCATCATCTTCTAAACAAGCTATAATTTCAGCATATATTAATTTAGAATTTGCTTTTAATTTCTGATGATGTAATATTGTTTTTGGTATAATACCATAGAATGCACTTTTCATTTTTCCTCCTTTAGAAACCTGCTGTTTTTCTTACTATATTATCATAATATTTACACTTTTCTCCATTAGCGATCTTACAGGGTTTATTATAATATTCTGAATCTACAACTTGATTTAGATTCTTATCTATCATTATACCACTGCATTTATAACCTGTGTCATAATTTGCACAATGATTTTTTACGGATGTTTTTAGGGTGTTTTTTTCTCTGTTCATCCTCATTATCTTTGTTCTCCTTATTCTTAGGAACTATGTTTTTTATAAATGGATATGGCATTTTTACTCCAATGTTTTATAGGTACAACTAACTTCTTTTCTCCACCTAGATTTTTATAAAAACCATTAGAAAGAGCCTCTTCCGTATCTATATCGTAGACATACTGCCTTGTAATATAACGAATAGAGTGGTATTTTGCAAGTGGAAATTTTTCTACATTAATTGTCCAACTTCCACCAGACATCCTAAGTTTGCTAGATTCCTTTTCATATTTAGTTAAAACATAATTTTTAATATAAACTCTAGGCATTTTCATATTATTTAATCTCCTCTAATAATTGGTCAGTTATTATTTTCATTGCTCTTATCCCACCATAATACTCAGACTTTGTATGACTATCATTTACCCATTCATCATCATTCTGAATATCTTTTATAATATTTATTAATCTTTCTAAACTAATTTTCATATTATCTCCTTTTGAATTGTTTAATTGATATATCTATTGTTGAATCATCCATATTATCAATAAAATGAAACATAAATCGATACAAATTTCTACGATCTGAATGTGCAAGTCCTATTATAACTTGCTGTAATTCAGCTAATATTTTACTCTTTGTCATCTTTTAATACCTCCCTTGCTATTTTTCTTAAATAAATTGGATTCCCTTGCTCTGAGCAATTAGCTATCTCAAAAAGTGCTTTTTGATATTTTAGAATCTTTTTTAGATATATAGCTCTTACTCTAACATTTTCATCTATATTTTTCTTATTATGTTTCATATCGCTTATATCTCCTTATCTATTTTCCCAAGTTTGCTTACCATTACAAGTTATAACAACATCTACATCTTGTTGAGTCTTTCTTCTTAATTGACAACAAATTTCATCCCCTATAGCATCAAAGTCAATTATTGCATTATCTTCATCATCCATATAATAATATATTGGTACTTTTACTTTACTCATTTTACACCTCCTTATTTTCTAATATTTCATAACATAACTCTTGAGGTATTTTACTACGCTCATAGTTTCCTTTTAACCCCTGTGTTCCTGTTCTACTGCCTCTAGGTGCAGGTTCGTGATGGCAATTTCTATTACCATTGTGACACATATCTCTAGGAATCCATTTAAAATCATTTGAAAATATGTCAGTTGGTTTCATTCTTGTATCTTTATAAGAGCAGTAGGTTACAGATTTTCTAAATGGTATAGGTTTTACAACATCTAATTTCCTCAGTTTTCCTCTAGGGTTTTCAATATAAAAATACTTCGGATTAAAATGATCTATAATATCTAGAGTCTTTTGTACTATTTTTATACCTAACTTTGCTTGTTCTGTTTTGGGGGTATTATCCTTGTGCCAATGCTTACCTATACTAGCAACAGAAAAGAATGTACAGGGGCAACTAGCCCATATAATATCAGGTTTAAATGGTACTTTACCCACATCAAACTCTAATATGTCTGTGACATAATCAATCTTATCAAAAGCATTTATATCTGATGTAAAAGTTTTATGTCCCAAACTTTCAGCAACTTTACTAAAAGACCTAGAACCTGCGAATAATTCTAATACATTCATGCTACTGCCCCCACATCTTCAATTAGTTTATAATCATCATATTGTGGCTCTATATTACAATGCTCCATTATAGATGATTTTATACTGCCAACAAAAGCATCTACAGATTCCTCATTGTGAATAAGATGATGTTCAAAGTAATGGCTGATATGATGTATTAATAAGGTAGGTAATACTATCTCAGCAAACTTATGGAATCTATTATTAGATAATAAATGTGAGTGGTGCTTTAATAAATCGAGTAACTTATCATTAAATTCATTGCAATCTTTTTGGTATTGCTTTGATTCAAGATACTTTTCTTTTTGACTTTCTTTTAACATATTGTTCTCCTATTTAGTTAGACATTTAACTTTTTATTATTTCTTGCACAGGTAAACCAGATACAATCATTTTATGACTTGTCATATTTAAGCATGATGGACAGGTTTCTTTTGATTTTCCATAAGTAACAAAATCATTATATTTCATTATATACTTTTTAGAATAGCTTAGTCCGTAAGGTGTTAGTCTTATTTGTTCCCAACAATCTCCACACACTTTGCAATGCTTTATTACTTTATCTACTTTCGCCTCTGAATTTCTGTTATGAATACGAGCCATTATTCTGAACCCCCATTAAATAATATTGGGTGTATTTCTCGCACCTCAAAACAATCTGCTTCTTCAGGTACATTCCCATCTGCAATACGACTTTCATTATGTTCTCTCAGCCACCTTTCAAAGTTATCTGTCGTAACTTCAAATTCAGGAGCGTGTCCGTGAGTTGTGTCAATATAATATATGTTATATAGTTTCATCATCTATCCCCTTAAGTTCTATATTATAATCATTAGCTACTTTTTTAAGTAGTATCTCAGTATAATATTTTTTATCACTAGTCATTTCTAATGTATAACCCATAGTAAATAAATACTCTATAGCATCCATACATTCTTTTTTAGTTACTTTATTTAGCATTATTTCTCTCCTCATATAGTTTGATAGATTTAAGAGAGTGGTATCTGTAAAGGTCTACTTTTTCCCTCTCAATGTTTAATTCTGTTTGTAATTTAGCCACCCATATAACAAGTGCCATAATTATAAAAGATACTGCAATGTTTAATATAATCTCCATAAGTTCTCCTATTGTTAGATTTAAGTTACCTCTAATATAAAATAGAGTCAAGCAATTTATTCTTCCCCATGTATAGCCATGTGACAATTAAAACATATCACATCACATTTATTAATTTCCTTTAAAATATTCTCCCAAGAATAACTCATCATATCGGATACATTTTTTATTTTATTATTATCCTTGTGATGAAATGTTAAAGACCTTGTGCTGAATTTCTCTTTGTCTCTTTTAAGAGAATACCCACAGCTACAACTTGCATTCAGTTTCCAATCATTTAATCTTTTTCTATTATTCCGTTTATAATTATTTTTAGATTCAGTATAACATGGTCTGCAAACATGCCTCAAATAATCTTCTCCGTTTGCTTTTTTCTTTCCAACATCTTGAAAATAAATAATAGTAAATGGTAATGTGTCGCTACATGTTTTACATTCTTTAAGATTCATTTATAACCCCCAAAAATAAATCAGTTCTATTACACACAATTTCTTTAGCAAGTTCTAACCCCATTAATAAATCATCCTTATCAAATTTATAACCCATATCAGTCATTAAATCGGGTTCATCCCAAGCCATATTATTAAAAACATCTGAAAGAATAAGACTCTCAATTTCTTTTAATACCTCATTAACTATTTTTCTATTTTCTTTATCAATATGTTTCATTTTATACCTCTCTGTATATTGTTAAATATAATATCATAATCCAAAATAAACTTGGAAATACAATTTCTAAAAATCTTAATATAAAATAGTGGTCAAATTTTAAAATCACGAAAAAAGATCCTACAGAAACCCCTAAAATAATTCCTATTAATTTACTCATTTCGTAACCCACATAATTTCTTCTATTTCTAAGTATAACTCATGCCTTGAATCATAATCACTCCATTTATAATTGTCTCTAAATTCGTTAGCCTCTTCAATGGAATCAAACAACCCATAGACCATTGAGTCACATGAATTCCAATTTGCTATAACTACATATTTCTCATATTTCATTTTATTATCTCCTATTATTAAAATTCAAAATCCATTAATTCATCAAAGCAATCAGAAAAAGTTTGATGTTTAACTTTTTTACCTGTTTTTTCTATTCTATAAATTCTTTTTACTTGGTGTTTTCTTCCTTCAGTCCAATCATTTACAATTCCATCTTTAACCCCGATAACATGACCTCTGACACCTAAAATATAATTATCTATAGGTAGGTAGTCGCTTTGATTATTTGGTGTAATATTCTTATCAATTATACAAAGTTGCTCTTTATTATCGGGAACAAATTTTGGGCTATAATATCTATAATCCCTAGAATAATCATGTGAACCTGATACCCACTTTCTGATGTCTCCATTGTAGGTAGGTCTAAAAAGAGTAATTTTATACCCTTCAGTTTTAGCTAATTCTTGCATAATTCTTTCAGTATGGAAAGGCAACAAACCTCTATTTTTTTTCCTGCCATTAGACATATAAAACTTATGCACTTTTTTATAATCCATGTTAAAAGCAACAGAACTAGCAACGATAGTGCATTGATTATTATCGTTTTTAAACTCTGTAGTTTTTTCTATTTCTTTAATGTTCATAATTCCTCCAATTATAGACGGCATATAAATGCCGTTTCGCTTTTGTTAAAGCTCATCAGTATAATTTAAGACGCTTTTTTGACCTCCAATTCATCCAAAATTTGAGTATCTGTCATCTGAGTTTGAATCCATTCTAGCAAGTCATTTGGGAATTTATCATGTTTAGTCATTAACTTTTGTAATTCCTCTTCAAAGACTTTTTCCTCAGTTACTTTCTTTGCCTCGATAATTACCTTAAAAAGTCCTAAATCCTTATCTTTGAATAGATTTTTATTCAAACATTTATCGCCCTCTAGAACACCATTATTAACCTTTTTAATGGTTATTAGCTTTGTTTTGACATCATCACCCAACAGCCTACGCTGAACAGATTTTGCTTTAACTAGAACTTGTAATCTAGTTTTAACCCATTTTTTCGTGGCTGTAATTTTCGCAGGTGTTTCAGTAGCATAAATTCTATCGAGTTCCTTTGTTAGCATGGTTTCAGCGTTTTTCTTATTAGCAAGAAATATATCCCTTGTGATAATATCAACCATAAAAACTTCCATTTTTGCTGTCTGCATTCCACCCTTAACAACTTTAGAAATTTCTTCTTCAGTTACTTTCTCGGCTGATGTCATTTTTTCAATTATATTCTTCATTTTTTACCTTTCATTATTTGATTAAGACGCTGAAATGAATCAGCGTTTCGACTATTAAAGCCTCTTCAGTTAATCTATTTAAAATTAAAAATATCTTTTCTATCAGTCCAAATTTGATGTAAAAAAGCACCAAAACCCATGCTAAGAATAGTTACTATTAATTCATAAAACATTAATTGATTTTGTGTTAATGTTATTGTCTCCATTTTAAACCCTTTCCAAAGTTAATTCATTACTTAAAAACTCAAATGTCTTTCCGTCATATTCTACGAACCAGTCAAAATTCTTCTGATAAACTCTAAATCCTAAATCAAATTGGTTTGATGTTTGGTTCATTCTTGTTTTAGTTGTGTTAGTCTCAAATCCGCCTGTGTTAAGTGTTATTGTATCCTCATTAAACGACACCACATTTGTCCAATGATACTTAACAAATGTTGTGTTTTCATGAGTAAAAACAGATGTTTTATGAGAACCGATTGTATCTAAACTAGCCATAATTAATTACCTTTCATTTTATTTTGAGTTCAAAGGTACTTTAAATCTTTTCAACATGTCAAGGAATTTTTTAATTAGTTAAATATTTAACTTTATTTAAGGTTCTGAAATCCCATAAAGGATTTTAAAATATTCTAATTTATGAGAAAGTCAAGTACTTTTTTACACTATTTTAAATTTGTTAAGAAAAAAATTCATTTTATGTAATTTTTTACTTGCTTTTGTCAAAAAGCTTTTAAACATGTCTAAATGATCCATAAAGACGCTTTTTTAAGTATTCATACATTTACATTAAAAAAGTTTTTTAATCGATTCTAGACCTATTCTCGCAATCTTATTCTCGTGAAAATGTATCAATTTTGCATGAATCCTAAATGGCATTAAGTAAGTTATCTCCATAGTAAAGACTAACCAATAAAACAAGTAATTTCTACTCAAAGGGTAAAGATTTAATTAGAGCGTTTTGTCATTTGTCAAGACTTAATTTGACTTTAATTTGTATAGCACCAAGCCACCCACAAACGCAACAAAAAAGATTTATTTTCTTTTTACTTGACATTCTCGCGATCCATCGTTATATTAAAAAAAACTTTATTTTTTACTTGACTCGTATGCCCCTATAGGCGTATATTTAGGCTGATATAAGCGTGTATCGCCATTCCCCACAAATTATTGTATAACAAACACTTAGAGCCATTTTATAAAAAAATTTTTAAAAGAAAGTCCTTTAAAAGCTAAAGCTTTTATGTTATGTATTGTATAGTAGTATTAGTGCCTTATTAGGATTCAGATGAAACATCTTGTATAAAAAAATTAAAGTCCGTAGAATATACCATAAAATAAGGAATTTATAATGAGTGTTACATTACCAACTAAGTGGAAACCAGAAAAATCCCTAGCTATAGATATACTAGTTACGAGTCCTGAAGCTTCAATACAGAATGTTGCAGATAAAGCTGGGGTTACAACAGCTACTATAAGAAATTGGTTTAAAGATCCTGAGTTTGTAGAAGTCTTTTATCAAAAATATATGGTTACTTTTGGTGCTAGATTACCTAATGTTTTAAATAGTATGGTAAGAGAAGCTGAAGCAGGTAATGTTCAAGCTGGTAGGTTAGTATTAGAACACTCAGGTAAACTTATTAAGCGAGTAGAGGTAAATAACCACCAAAGTCCATTTGAAAAATTTTTAAATACGCAAGTGCCAGAAGATGCTGAGATAATAGAATACGATGAAATAGAGGTTTTACCTCAAAGACCTGTATTACCAGATAAACCTATAGATGAGAAAAAGAATAAACTAAAGAATAAAAAGCGTAGGGAGGCTAGAAGATGGAGAGAAAGAGCTGAGGCTGTAGGTATTGAACCCCCTAAACAAGGGAGGCAGACTCCTGCTCAACGCAAACAATGGCAGGAAAAAATAACAAAAAGAGAAAAAGCATTAGGGGTTAAGCCTCTTTAAAAATGTTTTAACATCGTAAGATTTACATTCTGGACATTCTTGTTCTCTATCAGCATCTACTGCTAATACTTCCCAGTCCCAGTGACAATTCATGCAAAAACATCGCAATACATTGTAATCGTTCATATAATAATGCTTTCTTCGATTTCTAGTGACTCAGGTACTAATTGACAATAGCAATTTTCCCTACAAAGACTCCACCCAGATCCTGGCAAACCCCTTGTTACCCAATTATCCCAACTATCAACTTCACCACTTATACTAACACAGTCACTACAGGGATTCTTAGATACAGTAATCCACCTTAAGCCTTCCCCCATTTCTCCAGCTCTGCGGAATGCTTGGTTAATTCCTCCCACAACTCCTCTTTTGATTGAGTTTCGTAATTCTCCGAAAATTCTGCCATTGGAGTTAAAGTCTTGCTCAAGTACCCTAATAATTGATTGTTCATCAAGACCACTTCGCCTAAGTCTTTCAATTTGTTGTCTAAATCTTTGATTGAATATTCTTGTGTCGTAAGACATTCCAGAAGTAATCTCAGCAAGTAATCTTCTATCTTTTCCATCTAACTCATTTCCTTTCTTTGCCATAATGTACTCCTAGTCTTTTATTTAATACAATAAATTATTTTTTAAGTGCTTTATTTACTTGTTTAATAAATTCTTTTTGAATTTCTTTTTTATCTTTAATTGTAGCAGATATAAAAGGTCTAGGCTTAACATCTTTATTTGGAATCATAGAGTTTTTGCCTGTAGTAAACCCTTCATTGTGTAATAACCCATATTCGAGCATTTCTAAGTTATCTTCTACTTGCTTGATGCTGTTATATAAACTACCAGTAGCTTTTAGTGCAGGTCTTTCAGGCTGTCCTCTTTGTTTTCTAATCTTAACAGTAACATCATTTAACTTGGGCAATCCTCTGTCTATCTTACTTTTTGAACCCTTTTCAGTTTTTTTAGCATAATTAGATGCAGTATCTTTAATAATTTGCTCTATATTACTAGAAAGTTTTTTAAAACTAAAATTACTCGTTATCTTTAATTCCACCCCAAAACTCCTCTCCTAATTTTTTTGCCTCTAGATATTTATTAAGATTTTCAAATACACCTCTTTGAACTTGCTGTTCTGCCCATCCAATAGGGTTTTTCATTACATCCTCAAGAGTACCTGTAAAATTAATCTCCAGATTGTTTATCTTGTCCAGCTTCGTTACGGAATTGCGTAAAGATTGGGTTAGGGCTTTCTTTTTCATTAACTTTCCTATTATCATCTATAATTTTTTGTGCCTGAGCAATGCTTAAATCTTTATTATCACGAACCATTATCTTTGCTCTAGTAGATAGGTTGTTTTCAATATCAAAATTATCTTTCAATATTTGGTCTTGAACTGTCTTTGGGTATTCAACCTCTTCAAAGTCTACTCCAAAATCATCTGGCAATTCTATCCCATTATACCCAGCAATTACTCTTTCTACATCATAAAATTGCTTTTCATACATTCTCCAAAGAGCAATATCATCATAATAATCTTCTTTTCTTTCCATATCTTTAATCATAAGTGAAATACCACTTGGTACTTCCCCACCTGATTCAGCCCATGTAATCCATAAGTGATTATTAGTAGCAACTAATTCCATTTGAAATTTAATATTGTTAATTGCCTCATCAATATTACCTTGAGGACTAGTGATATTATAAGCACCATCTTCCCCCATATCTAAAATAGTGTTAGAACCTGCTCTTAACATACTTTGGTCTGCTCTTAATCCAGTAACCCACGGCTGTCCAAACATATTAAACCTCATACCTAAATTCATTTCAGTTAAGGCAATATTAACTTGCTCATTGCAGTTTACAATATCAGATGCTCCCTCTACAAAAAATGAATCTATCTGATCTTCTCTATGAGTAAATACAAAAGGTAACATTCCATATGGATTAGGAACTTCAGATAGCATTTCACCATTTTCATTCATTACTCCATATTTTTCATTATCCCAATACTCCCATTGTAAATTGTCAGCATTAGATAAATCAGAAGTGCTATTTAATAATGGGTAAACAATAGCATTGGGTTCAAATGGATTTTCATCAAAATATGCTTCAAAATAATATATAGGTCTATAATCAAAATAATCATCTCTCCAATAAACTCTATTAGCTATAGTTCCTAAAAGACGAGTCATTCTTTCAGAGTGTTTCATACGCACATCTTTTGTGGGAATTAACTCTTCATATCTTTTAGTATTTTTACCAGCATTTCTTTTAGCACCTAAACTATATATTCTACTAATTTTATTAATAAATTTTCTAGTAAAATTGGTTAAACTAGGTGGTATTTCCCCAAAAGCATCTCCTGTAAAGTAATTATTTATATATTGGTCTGTAGAAACACCAGAATAATAATCTAAATGTTTTCTAATTTCATTTCTCCTAGCATGTGACATCATTAGTTTAGTTTCCAATAATTTATCTTTTAGTATCTTCTCCATTATCTTTGAATCCTCTTCATTTCTTGATTTCTCATTGGAAATCTATTTATTATAAAATATCTAAAAGCATCGTTCCCATGATCGTGGAAACCATCCTTTAATGGTTCTTCTTTAATAGGTTTTCCATCTTGACTTTCTGGATACCTATACTCTTCAAAATCTTCTATCATTTCTTTACACTTTGCATCAACATGTACTCTCCTTACCCCATCGGCATTTTCAAAAAACCCTCTAGTATATGCTACACTAGCTACTAAATTTCTACTCATTCTATCTCTTGTGCATAAAATCCGTATTCCACTTCTTCTAAATATTTCAACATCTCCTGCACCACTCTGTCCTTGAACATTACTTCCAGCAGGATCGCCATAATACGAAAGCACTGGATAACCCTTTGTTTTAATCATTTTAATTAAATCTTCTGTTTTAATATTTTGTTTGTGTAGTATTGTGTCAAATATTCTTATTTGCTCTGCCACCCCATCAAACTCTGTTTGAATAAATAAAACAGCAGGTTGCCTGTATCCAAAATCTATTGCACAAAATGTAGGCAAATTAGGATCGTATGGAAAATTACCAACATCTAAATCTCTATTAAAATCCCAAACCTTCCCCTCAAATACAGAAAATTCAGCACCAAACTCTTGTCCAAAAAGTTCTTTTGACATATTTCTTTTTCTTTCTATAATAGCAGGATCTTCAAGTCCTAATGGAAATTCATGCTGATTAACCCAAGATGGAGAGCTATGACTTTCCCACATTGGATCATCCCTACCTAATTTAAACAAATCATATATCCAGTTTCTACCTTCTGGTGTTGTAATAAAAATAACTTTACCTTTCCTACCAGCAACAGTTGGAGATAAATACATATCCCAAATTTTTTTATTCATTTTAGCAACCTCATCAATTACAAGCAGGTCAAGACCTTCCCCCACAAGACTTGAAGGATTATCTGCTGACATGCCTTCTACAGTAGTTCCCCACTTAAAGCGAATAAACATATCTTTTTCTGATGCTTTATCTACATCATCAGGATGCCCTATAACCATTCTTTGCCAAATCTCCCTAAAGATTAATCTAGCCTTCTTGTAAGACATACCGACAACCCATATTCTTTTATTAGGCTGAGATGCTACATAGGTTGCCTCCATAGCACTAGCCCAAGTCTTTCCAAATCTTCTACCACATACTACAACTTGAAAACGAGCATCTTGTTTTGCAGGATAGTGTAATGGTAGTTGCCCATTGTGCGGTTTGTATCCTAAGTAATCAAACCATTTTTTCTTAAAATTGTAATTTTTTTCTTGCATTAGATTGATGTACTAATTTATATTGTACCATATATTAATGCAAGGATAATTCTTGCTATTTCATAACTCACTGAAGAGGTTAAAATGTCAGAAGAAACGACCATCGAGCCAGATGTAAAACAGGAATCCGACACACAAGTCGAAAATAATGTACCGATTTCAAGATTAAATGAAGTTATTTCAGAAAGAAATCAACTTAGAGATAGTCTTGAGTCTTTTAAAACTAAAGAGGAAGAAGAGCGTAGAGCAAAACTTCGTGAAGAAGAAAAATGGCAAGAACTAAATACTGATCTTGCTAGTGAAATTGAATCCTATAAGCCTTATAAGGAAAGATGGGAAGCGATGGATGCAAGACTTCGTGAAGGTGCTTTAGCACAACTTCCTGAAAGTAAACGAGAAAAATTTGTCAATGTTGAAACCGAGGTTCTTTTAAGCATTATTGAAGAGTTCGCTGAAGAAGAAAGAGTGAACCCACCTGATAATAAAGGCACAATCCCTGTTAAAGCAGGAACTGATTGGGTTGATATGCCAGATGATGAGCGAAGAAGAAACTGGGGGACAGTATTGCAGTCATACATGAAAAGGTAATTTAAATGGCTAAACATTATCAAGGTAGTCCTGTTACTACCACAACAGACCAGCATTTCATTCCAGAAATTTGGGCTGATGGAATTTATAAATATTTTGAACGCAAAACTGTATTTCGTGGATTAGTTGATGACTATTCTGCACTTGTAGGCAGTAAAGGGTATGGAGATGCAATTAACATCCCTGAGATGAGCTTAATTAGTGCTAGTGATAAATCTGCTGGTAGTGATGTATCTTATGATGCAACTGCAACCACAACAACTCAGTTAGCAATTAATAAACACAAATATGTTGCAAAATTATTTGAAGATGTGGCACTCATTCAGTCAGAGGCTGATTTAGTAGCTAAGTATTCAAGAATGATGGGTGAAGCTCTTGCTCGTCAAGTTGATGCTGATATTTGGGCTGAGTTAGATGGTTTAAATCAATCTCAAGCTCTATCTGCTGATGATACATTAACTGCAACTGTTTTTGAATCTGCTCTTGCTCTTTTAGGTGAGAACGATATACCTTACATGGATGGTGAATGTGCAATGGTTGTTAATCCAACACTATTTGCTGATATACTTAACCCATCTGCTGGTATCGCTCAGTACTTTATCAGAAATGATGCTGTAGGCGAAGGTAATCGTGGACTAAGGTCTGGTATGGTTGGATCTCTTTATGGTATTGATGTTTATATGTCTAATACTATAAGCACAGCTGGTACTTCATCTACAATCCCAGGTGCTATTTTTCACAAATCTGCGTGTGCTTTTGCATCTCAGCAGGAGGTGAGAGTACAGAGTGAATATTCTGTTGATGCACTTGGTACTAAAGTGGTTAGTGACTTATTGTATGGTGTCAAGATAATTGATGATTCAGACAATAAAAGAGGTGTTAAGTTTACTAATGTAGACTAATACTTAGTTAATACATTGGGGGTGGTGACGACTGCCCCCATACACTAGGAGATAATATGCAATATTGGAAAAAACCAAACAATGGGCTAGTTCAAAGAGTAGAAGATTCAGAGTTAGAAAAACACCCTGAAAAACTAGAGCATCTAAAAGAAAATGGTTGGGAAAGAGTCATGGGAGAAGATGATTACTCCCCTTTTAAAAAACCTAAAATCTTTAAAAAATCTAAAAAGAAAAAATAATTAAGACACACAGTCTCATTCACGCTGTTGTCATAGCTTAGAGAGGAAGAAAAATGGCAGATATTCACACATATTCGGTGCAAGAAGCACTAAACACTACAGTTGGGGGAGAATGGACAGTAGCATCCGCAGGGACTGCTGGTAGTTCAGCCAATGTAAATAACACATCACATCAATTATTAAAAGGGGCAACTGGCACTTTTGGAGTATATAGTGCAGTTGAAATTTATTTTAATTTTAGTGCATCTCAAACAGATGTAAACGCATCTAACGATATGATCATACCAAAAAATACATTAATGTTTTTAACAATTCCTAGAGGATTAGGAACTACTATATATTTTAACTATAACTCTACCTCAACAACAACTGGTGCAGTTAGAATGGTGGAAGTATAATGTACGGAGGAATGGGGAGTGCCGTAACTCCTGATTTAAGTAAAGGCGGTGAGATAGATGGCGACCTAACTATTACTGGGGATTTTAAAGTTGAGGGTGGTGGTAGTTTTGCTTATGATGAGATACTACAAGGCAAATTATTAATAGAACAATCAGCGGATGACCACGGTATAAGATTATCAGGCTATGATAACATGGCTAATCGTGATGCTGATATTTACTTAGACCAGTATGGACAATTAAATATAAAAAACAATGTTCAGAGCGATGGTTTAGCTAATGCTCATATAAACTTCCTAACAAATCAAGGTGGTGCTGTTTATATGTACCCACAATTAAGGGTTAGTAGTCATGGTATAATTGCTCAAGGTGCGATTGATTTAAATATTGGTGGTACTTATGATTCAGATATAAAATTACTTAATTCAAGTGGAAACGCAGTTGTCACAGTAGATGCTGGTACTTCTACAACTTTATTTAGTGGCGATGTAACTATTGAATCATCAGGCGGTTCTTTTGTTGTTAAGAATACTGGAACTGGTACTGATGCTGATGCAGATATAACTTTAATAGCTGGTGCTGGTGGAGTAAACGCTGATTTTTGGAAAATAAAAAGTGACCATTCTGATAATAAATTATATTTTATAAATGGTAACGACACTAGAGGAACATTTACTTCAAGTGGAACTTTTACTGTTACTGAAAAATTAAAAGTTGATGCTGTAAGTGGAAGTCATGGAATATTAGGATTAGAATCAGGAAGTGGTAATGAATGGTTAATAGTATCTAGTGTTGCCTCTAATAATTTAGACTTTTATAATGGAACTCCTGGCACAGTTATGACCATAACTAAAGATACTGCTCGTGTCGGTATCGGCACAATCTCTCCTGCTTATAAATTAGACATTGTTCAAAGTGGAGATTACCAATTTAGAGTAGGTTCATCAGATAATAAATATGTATCTATTGAAGATGATGTAATGCGATTTAAAGGAATGACTGGCAATGGAATGAGGATTTTGACGATAGATTCCAGCGATATAAACTTTGGTACAAATACCACTCTTAATAGATTAGTTATTAAAGCAGATGGCAAAATTGGCATAGGTACATCCTCTCCTGATAGCTTACTTGAAATAGAATCTTCAGGAAGTACTGGTCATACTTTAGCAATGAAAAACACTAGTACAAATGCAAATGTTAATATAAAATTAGATTTTTTAGGCAATGATGGAGTTAATAATAATAGTAAAGGTCATCTTCTATGGAGTAACACTACTAATCAACTACATTTAAATTCTGCTAATAATGGCTTAAGATTTCAAGTTGCTGAAACCACAAAATTTTTACTTGATGCTGACTCTCGCATGAGTCTATCTAATACTGATGCTGGTACAGATAATACAACCTATGGTAAAAGAGCTGGAAAAAGCATTCAAAGTGGTGGTAATTACAATGCTTTTGTAGGCAGATATGCAGGTGAAGCAGTAACAACTGGAGATGCCAATACTGTCTTAGGAACAAATGCTCATTATGCTAATGTAACTGGCAGTAATAATACTGCAATAGGTTATATATCTCAATTTGGAGCTAGTAGCCAATCATTTTCTAATAACACATCAGTAGGAGCAGAATCATTAAGAAATGTCACTACTGGTAATGAAAATACAGGATTAGGTGCTTATGCATTAACTAGTAATACAAGTGCTGGTGGTAATACTGCTGTAGGAATTTATGCTAGTAGGCAAAATCAAACTGGTACTGGTAATACTGCTGTAGGTTCTCAAGCATTAATGGGTTCACATGGAAATTCTCATTCAAATAATACTGCTGTAGGAAAAGATGCATTAAGAGGAGTAACTACTGGTGGTAATAATACTGCTATGGGATTTGGTGCAGGGGATGCTTTAACTACAGGACATGCTCAAGTAGCAATAGGGTACAACGCTTTATCCACAGAAGATGCAGGACTTGGTTCTGTTGCAGTTGGATATCAAGCACTACAAAATCAAAATGTTGATGGAGATAGTGGAAATGTTGCAGTCGGTTCAAATAGCGGTAATGCTGTTACTACAGGAACAAATAATTCATTATTGGGATTTAGGTCAGGAGCATTAATTACAACTGGGGTAGATAATACTGCAATAGGCAAAAGTGCTATGTCAAATATGATAGCAGGAGCATATAATATTGCTATCGGATCTAATGCATTGGCTGATTATAAAGGCGATGATGGTAACAATGCTGGTAGTAAAAATATTGCTATCGGTGTAAGTGCAATGGAAGCATTTCAAGGTGGAACTGGAGATGTTCACGCTAATACAAGATTTGATAGAAATATAGCATTAGGGTATAACTCATTTAGAGGAACAGATTTTAACAACGCTGAAGTTGTAGTAACAGATAACATAGCTATTGGAGATGAAGCTCTAAATTCAACTGGGGCAAATGGTCATGTGGGGACAATAGCGATAGGTTCAAGCGCTCTTACTGCTCTTACAGTTGGAGCAAAAAATACCGCGATTGGCTATCAGGCTGGAATGGCATTAGGCGATTGTAACAATAATACTATAATCGGTTATCAGGCTTTTAAATCAGCAAATGGTGGTGAGCATAATAATGTAGTCATTGGTCAGGGAGCTGGTCTTTCTTGCGATAATGCTAGTGTTGATAATAATGTCATTATCGGAAATGGAGCTGGAACTGGCGGTGCTGGTTCTATGGTAAATTGCATATATATTGGAGCTGAAGCTGGTGTTGCTAGTCACCCAAGAAATCAAAATGATAATATTTTTATAGGTAAAGGTGTTGCTAAAGTAGAATGGGGTGGTCAATGTGATGATAATGTTGGAATTGGCTCAGGAGTAATGTCTACTGGTGCATTAAATGATGCTCATGGCAATGTAGCTCTTGGTTATGAAGCTATGAAAACATTGACTCAAAGTGATAATAATGTAGCTATTGGAAAACAGGCTTTATCATCAATATTAGCTGGAGCTGGTGGAAATGTTGCATTAGGTTATCTTAGTGGTCGTGATGCATATGGAACTAAAAATGTTTTTATTGGATACCAAGCAGGAATGCAACAGACATCGGGTAGCGGTAGTATTAATATCGGTAATCTCGCTGGTCAGGTAGATTCATCAAGTCCTAATACTATAATAGGTTCAGGAGCATTTGCCTCATCTAATAATTCAAGTTCGGGCAGTAATGTAATTGTTGGATATGAAGCAGGTGGTAGTATTAATAGTGCAAATTCAACTGATAATGTTATTTTAGGTCGAGGAGCTGGTGGCGGTGGTGGTGCTGAGTTTACTGAAAATATTGCGATTGGTTCTTATGCTTTAGATGGAACTGGAAGCAACGCATCAACTGGTCAAGTAGCAATAGGTCACTATGCTTTATCTGCTGTAACAAGTGGTGGTTTAAATACTGCGGTTGGCTATCAAAGTGGTGATTCTGTTACAACAGGAGGTGGAAACACTTTGTTCGGATATAGAACAGGTACTGAAGTAACTGATGGTCATAGTAATACTCTTATAGGTGCAGAAGCACAAAAAGATAATAATGTTTCAGAAGTGGTTGCTATAGGTGAAAGAGCTGGTTTATATAATAGTGCTACTCAAAATGTATTTGTTGGTAATGAAGCTGGTAGAATATCAAGTACTGGTACTGGACAAACTTACTTAGGTTACAATAGTGGATATTACGCTCTTGGCAATAATAACACATTTGTAGGAAAGAACTCAGGAAAAGGTGGAACAACTTCTTCTCCTTATAGCACAGGTACAGATAATACCGCTATTGGATATGAAGCTCTTGCCTCTTATACAACTGGAAAAGAAAATACTGGAGTAGGTAGAGGTGCTTTAACTAGTGTTACAACTGGTAATTATAATACAGCGGTAGGATTTAGTGCATTAGACCAAACTGATGATGGAGCTAGAAATGTTGCTGTAGGTGCTTATTCCATAGGAAATGCTAATTGTGGAGATAAAAATGTTTGTATAGGATATGCTACAGGATATGTATTAACTGGTTCAGGTAATGTAGCATTGGGAGATGCGTCTCTTGCTGGAACAACTGATGGAAATAGAAATGTTGCTATTGGACAAGAAGCTTTAAACGCAGATGCAGATGATGATAATGTGGCAATAGGATTTCAAGCCTTAAGACTTTGTACTGGTACAGACAATGTTGCATTGGGCGGTTCAACAGGCGATACTGTAACATCAGGATCACAAAATACTCTTCTTGGTAGAAATGCACAATTAAGTGCTAATAGTGGTACAAATCAAATTGCTGTTGGTTATACAGCAACTGGGCAAGGAGATAATACAGCTGTTATTGGTAATGCAAGTATAACAGATGTTTATATGGGGCAAGATGCTAATACTGGAAATGCTCAAACAGAAGGTGCTAATGTACTTGCTAGGTCAGGATATTTTAAAGCAGTTGGATTAGACCACGACAAAAGTGGTACAGATGGTGTTGGTGATATGGAAAATATCTTACTTACTTTGCACGGAGCTTATGATGATGATGCTATAGGTGGTAGAGGTATTGGTATGAGTTTTAAGATGCAAGATGAATCAACAAATGTTGGTGAAGTAGGTAGAATTTCAATGATACCTCGTTCAGGAAATATGAACTCAAATCTAAGTGCATATGGTACAGAAATGTATTTTTACAATAGTGTTGGTGGAACACTTACTAAGCAAATGGAAATTGAAGGTGGAGATAGCCACGCTAGAGTTTCAATTTTTAGTAATACAAGTACACACGGACTTATAGTTAAGAATGATGGTAATAATGCCAACAGAGATGGTATTTATATTCAAGCTGGAGCAGACGATGCAAGTGGTACAACTGCTTATATAGATTGTCAAGATGGCGATGGTAATCAAGTAGGACACATATCAAATACTTCAGGTACATTTGCATTAACCGATGTATCAGATAAAAGATTAAAACAGAATATTGTAGATACATCTGTCAAAGGTGTTGAGACTATTGACAAGATGAAAGTGAGAGATTTTGAGTGGATTAAATCAGGCGATAAAATGACCGCTGGATTTGTAGCTCAAGAATTAGCAGAGGCTTTCCCATCTGCTGTTACTGGCGAAGATGGTGCAATGGAAGATATATTGGATGATGATTATAACAAAATTGGAGAAAGAATTAAACCGATGGGTGTGTCAAGAGATGTTCTTATACCTGTCTTAATCAAAGCAGTTCAAGAGTTGTCGGCTCGTGTTAAAGAACTGGAAGGAAAATAGAATGAAAAACTATAAAGCAATGAAGTCTGCTAAAAGCTGGTCTGTAAAGAAAGCTAAAGTGGTAGACTCTCCAGCTGTTTCTGAAGTCAAAGATGATGACGGAAATGTTGTAAGAGAGGCACGAGCAGAGCAATCACATGATGAATTACAACTAGTTAGAAAGCAATGGGATGCTAGTAGCGGTAAAGCACTAGATGATTCAGTTCAATCTTATAGCTTAGAGCAAGTTGCTAGAGAAATCCAACGCTGTAAAGATAGAGCATCTGAAGCTCAGTCTGAACAAGCTGATTGGGAAGAACTAGAAAAAGATTTAAAAGCACTTTAATCAATAACCATAGGAGTAAATAATGGCTAAAAAAGAAAAACAAAAGCTAAATCTGTTTGATAAAGAATATGAAATAGATGACCTAACTGATGAACAAAAAGCAATGGTAAATCACATTGCAGATCTTGAGAATAAGATAGGCTCAATGGCTTTTAATCTAGACCAATTAAACATTGGAAAGGAAGCTTTTATCAACAAGCTAAAGGATTCTCTAGAGTCTGAGGATGAGGTAGAAGAAGAAAAGTAATGCTTGTTCGTAGGTCATCAAAAGGTAAAAAAATATACATCTTTAAGCCAAGAACTAAAGAAAATGTTTCTTATAAGTTTAGCAAAGATGAAACAGTATCATTTGATGCACAGAACAAGTCTTATATTGTGACAAGTGATGGGGCGGTAGTGAAGAGAACTGATTCTTGGATTACCGCTCAATCCGCTTATGATGATGAGTGCAAAAAACATTATGATGACACAACTGGCATATTAAAAATAGGTAAACATACTTTAGTTAATGGGGTGGCAAAAGTTGTTAAATAATAAAGGAAACAGTCTTGCTGAGTTCGCAGTTACTATGGCTATCATGGCTACTCTTACTGTTACTTCCGCTCCTGCTTTTAGTAGGATTGGCGAAGGTGCTAAAGCTAAACAAACTAAAGCTAACCTTGAAAAAATTGTTAAAGCATCTCAGATGTGGTATAATCAACAAGTTGAAGTAAATGGCATGGGTAAATTTCCAAGTCAATCACATAGAACTAGTAGTGTAGGCACATTAGTAGATTATAACAATAATAGAAGAATTGAAATTGATGAGTTGTTAGAGGCAGAGTTTGTGCCAGTATTTAGTGATACAAGTTTTTTACATTTATTTGATAATGATACAATTAAAAGTCCCTATCAAAATGGATTATACGCTTATGCTATTATTGGTGGATCTGGCACAGGGAACAGTATTGTTAGCCCAATTTTTGTTGTAGTAGATACAGAAAATTTTCAAGATTTTTATAAATATTACAAACCATAAATGAGGTATGAGTAATGCCAAACCTAAAACAGCAAGGTCGTATCGTGGAGCTATGGTCGATGACAACGCTATTATATCTATCAATATTAAGTGGCTTATTCAGTCAGTTGTGGTTATCGCTGGACTTGTTTATTCGTACCTACAAATTGAAAATAGAATTAGAGAACTTGAACGCAGAGTTGAACTTGCTGATACCGAAATTGAAGAACTTGTCAGTAAACATATAAAAGAAGAAAATAAAAAAATAACACAGATGCAAGAACAATTAGAATGGTACGAAACAGAATTAAATTTAAATCCTTTATCTTGGGGAAAGAAAAAAAGGAAGAGAAAGTAGTCTTAAAAGAAGATGACTTTAATCATAATTACTTTATTAACAGAGAACTGCGGAGAAAAAGATAGTGGATTTTTTAGCAATATATTCAGAAGCTGGGATGATAGGAGTTGTAGGAGCGATGTTTGTGTTCATGGTTTACTCGATGAATAAAAGAGGTAATGAACAAGCCAAAGCACTACAAGATTTACAAGTAGAAAATAAAGGACAATCAGAAACATTAGAAAATACAGAAGGCATGATTATTAAACTTATAAATAGATGGAATCAATCTGATGATAAATTAGATAGAAAATTTGATGGGTTAAATAAAGAAATTAATGATCTAGATAATCAAGTTTCTGAAATAAAAGGTTCTTTAAGCAGAGTAAATGGAAAAAGATAATGGATAGTACGAAAGTAGCTTTAGCAAGTATTGGCAACTATGGGTTGTCATTAACAAATATAAGTTTAACATTACAATGTATTGTAGCATTTCTTACAATCATTTACTTATTAATTAAAATAAAAAACACAAGGAAATAATAATGGATTTTAAAGCAATAATGTTATCAGTAGCAGAGTCTCAAGCAGACCAATTTAAAGAAAAAGCAGTAGCATGGGTTCAGTCTAATGAATTTCAAGAAGAACTAGCTACTAAAATAAACGCAAAGATTGACATACCTTTTGTTGATGAAGAAAAAGAGCAAATCTTTTTTGAAAAGTGTGTTGATTTAGTTGCAGATGTAGTAGAGGGTTTATTTAAGGGGAAGTAATGCCTAGAAAAAAGAAAAGCAAAAGAGATCCTAGATTAGCTAGGTATGGACTAAGTGGTTATAACAAACCAAAAAGAACCAGAGGTCATAAGACTAAATCTCATGTTGTTCTTGCTAAGGTAGGTAGTAAAGTAAAACTTATACGATTTGGGCAAAAAGGTGCTAAAACAGCAGGTAAACCTAAAAAAGGAGAGTCTGCAAGAATGAAAGCAAAGCGTAAATCATTTAAAGCAAGGCATAGAAAAAACATTGCTAGAGGTAAGATGTCTGGGGCTTATTGGGCAAACAAGGTAAAGTGGTAATGGCTAAAACAGTAAGTTGGAAATGGGGTAACAAAAGATACTCTGGTAAATTAATTAGAGAAACTAAAACACATAAATTTGCTAGAACAAAAAATGGCAAAATTAAAAAGATAAAGAAAAAGGGGAAATAATATGCCAAAAGGAAAAGGCTATGGTTTCGGCAAAAAGAAACCTATGAAAAAAAGAAAAAAAGTTAAGTCTAAAAGAAAGAAAAAGTAATGTATAGGTTCGGTAAAAGATCTAGAGAGCGACTAAAAGGTGTTAAGCCTGAGTTAATATTTATCTTGAACGAGCTTATCAAAATAATGGATGTAACCATTATAGAGGGGGTAAGGACACAAGAAAGACAGGATGAGTTAGTTGCTAAGGGTGCTAGTAAGACGAAATATTCAAAGCATATTGAAGGTAAGGCTGTAGACCTTGCCCCCTATCCTATTGACTGGGATGATAGAGATACATTTCATTATATGTGTGGGATGCTTAGAGGCATTGCTCATGTAATGAAAATACCAGTTAGGGTTGGATGTGATTGGGATGGGGATGGTCAAACAAAAGATAATAATTTTGATGACTTAGTACATATTGAATTAAAAAGTTAGATGTTTAACTTTTTGTATTGTATTAAAGAAGATAAAAGAGTAATATAGGAACACTATGGCATATTGTACAAATAGAGATTTAAAAGATATATTCCCATCAATAGATGAGTTTGATACTAAAACAGCTTTATATGGCTGGGTAGTTCATAGCAGTAATCTATATAGGGCTGATAACAGTGGTTTAGTAACACAGCTTTTTGCTAATGGGCAAGATTTAGGCTCTGCTCAAGCAAATAGTGGAGTAGTTGATTCTAATGGAGAGTGGTTTTATGAATCTTCCTTAGATGCTGTTTACTATTATAATAGTGCCACTAACCCTAATGATATGTTAATGGAGTCTGGAGATGATTGGGCAACATTAAAAACACGCTATATTTCAAATGCTGAAAAATACCTTGATTCTAGGTTAGATGGCAGACTACCCAGAAAACAATTCAAAGATAAAGATGGCAATTACGACTATATGATTGTAAGAACCACAGCTTTACTTGCTTGTTCATTTCTTATTAGGGCAAACGATCCTACATCTGAAATAGCAAATGCTTTATTTGAAGAGGCAGATAGAAACATAGCGTCATTAAATGATGGATCAACAAAATTATCTTGGCAGGTTTCTGGAGATTCTAGTAAGGGAGTAATTAGGCAAGTATCTGTAAGCGGTTCTATTAATTTAGTAGATACTAGAGGACATTATTACGATATATATGATAGAGTAGGTGTAAAGATTACTACTGCTGGTGCTATGGGAACTGCTAAATATTCTGTATGGCATAAAGATGCAGATAACTTAGGTGCTGAGAGAATGAATAATGGAGATACTGCTGATTATGTTGAGACTATTAATGGTCAATATCAACCATTAACTGATAATATATATATAAGATTTGCAGGAGATACCGCTGATACAGCAACTTTAAATGATAAATGGGAGATAGAGTTTTTTGGTAAGCATGAATCTGTAGATGATGCAGGGATGCCATACTCTATCAGGATGACTCGTAGATGATTTCATTTGTCAATATATGGGATGACAAAATATTAGATACTATTAGAACTTTTTTAAATACTGAGTTTTCTGGTAGTATTCCTGTTTATACAGGAGAATTTAAAGACATGGGTAACCAGTCTATAAGACTTAACCCTGTAGGCACGGATTTGATTGAACGCATGTCTACAGCAGAAATGAGAGAATATATACTAGATGTATCATATACTTTCAAAGAAAAAACAGTCAAAAAGGATACTTGGGAACATATATTTCGCCAAATATCACACATAGAAGCTCTGTTCTTTCAAAATGAGCATAATGTTTACTTTGATGGTAGACTATTAAACTGTCGTATTAACGAGAAGGAAGAAGATGAAGAAGTTATTGAGGGTTTAAATGTTATGAGATGGGAATGGAGAGGTAAGTACTTAGGAAACATATCATAAAGTAATAAGGAATACGGTATGAAAGTAAAGTTAAAAAAAGATGAAAAGCTATCTTCTAGTAGTAATTATTGCAATTTAGCTTATAAAGATTGGGTAGCTCTTAATCAAGGCAAAAGTGTTGAATTAAGTGAAGTACCAAAGCGAATTGAAAATAAAATAGAAATTAAAAAAGAAAAAAAGGAGATAGAAAACAATGGCTAACGCAGTTTTTTCACCAAGAGATTTTAAAGCATGGATTATCGAAGAGGCAACCCCTGGCACAAGTCCTGCAATTACATCAGGATTATATCAATTAGATGTTGATTCTGTTGCTTTTCCAAGCTTAAGTCCTAATCAAGTTACCGCAGTAAGATCACGAGGCGGTAGAGTTATACATAAAGATGATTTCTTTCAAGATAATGAAATGAGAGCAATCGAAGTATCTTTATCAGGAACTTTTAGAAAAGATATAGGCACAGTAATGCTAATGCAAAGTGTTGCTGGAATGGATTTAAATAACGCTGTTGCTGATGTAACTTTAGGTGCAACACCTACAGGTCAATCAGGAGCTTATGGAGACACTGGAAGCACTGGTGATAACAAAACATTTAGTTTAGTATTAGCATCTCCTGACACAACAGATGGTTATAATATTATAATGAAGGGTTGCCTATGTACTAGCTTTAGTGTTAATGCTGATATGACTGCTGATGGTGGTTTGTATAAGTTTGAAGCTACTATATCAAGTGGTCAAAACCCTGAAACTAATAACACAGCTACAGAAGATGGTACAGCATTTGGAACTGATTTAATTTCACTATCAACACTTGATAGTGCTAATGCTAAGTTAGCTGGGGTTACAGCACCTGTAATTAGTTCTTTTGGAATTACTATAGAAAGTCCTGCTATTTATACAGGTTTTTCTAGCACAGGGTATCATTCATATGCTAGAGGTAATGAGTTTACTGTAACTGCTAATTCTACAGTTAAGTATGATTCAGTTACTAGAGGTTTATATGATAGTTTAAACACTCAAACATCAGAAATAGGTTCTAATTTATTTATTATGCCACAGGGTACAGCAACTAATTGCTCTGTGTCCTTACCTGTTGGATTTTTAACTGATGTAGCGTTTAATGAAGGCGATGCGATGATGCTTGATGTATCTGTTCAAGGTGCAAGTGATGGATCTGCTAATATTCTTACCTTTGACCTAGCGTAATGAAGAGCATAAAGTTAAATACTGGCAAAGAAATAAAAATAAAAGAGATGTCAGTAGATGAGATAGACTTCTGTAGTGATATACCTGAAATGAAATACGATGGCGATAATCTAGTAGCAATAAAACATTTAGCTAAAGCTAGAACAGCATGGATTCGTAAAGGTGTTGAAGGTGCAGATGATAATTTCATTAAAACTTTAAGTGATGATGAGAAGAATGAATTATCAGTCGCAGTCCAAGATTATCAACGCTTGGGGGAGTAGAAGCCCTCACACTAGAATACAATCTTCGGGTTACAGAACATTGTGAGGGATGTGTGCATCATACATACCCATATAAAGCTCGTATTCCTATCTTAATCGATGGAAAGTATGAAACTCGTACATTTACATCAAAAGAAGATGTTTACGCAGTTATTGACCTGTTAATAGAAGAAGTACATCAAAGAAACAAAGAGGGTAGTAGCTTTAACATTGCTGAGTCAGTTGTTAGGCAATTACCCTTTTTTACTTGCACTAATGTATTATTAGACAAACAAGCACAAAAAGATATATCTAGGTATTTGTATGCTGAAAATTTTGGAGTACCCCCATATAAAGGATCCTATGGAGAACAACCTAGTAAATGGATAGAAAAAAGTTTTTTAATTAAAAAAATTATAGAGAGTAAAAAAACAGAGGCTATGAATCATGGCAAAAGATAATACAATACAAATAAAATTTAGACCTGATGGACATGAAAAGCTAATTAAAGCTATTGAAAAATTACATGAAGTATCTAGAAAGCTTATTAAACAACAAGATGGTCAATTTAAAAGTGGTAAAAAAGTATCTAATGAGTTTAAAAGATTAGATGCTAGACTAAAAGGTTTAGGCTCTAGCATGTCAAAAGCTGGAGTAAAAGGTAAATTATTAACAAGTGCTTTACATGGCAATAAAGTTCAATTAGAAAAAGTTAAAAATGCTGTAAATGCACATATTAGGTCTTTAAAAGGTTTAGATGTTCAAACAAAAAAAACATCAGCTAGAACAAGAATATTAGGTGGCACAGTAGCAGTAGCCAGATCTAAACTATTATTATTTAACTTTATTTTAGGATTAGGTATTAGGCAATTAGGTAGGTTTGGTGAAGAGGCATCTAAAGTAGAGTCTATGGAAAGAGCCTTTAATACTTTAACAGGTGGTACTGAATTATCTTCTGAAGCTATGAACAAACTTCAAGAAGCTACAAACAATACTATGTCTCAGTTTGATTTATTCCAACAAGCAAATAATGCTATGGTTCTTGGAGTTAGTAAAAACTCTGATGAAATGGCTGAAATGTTTGATATTGCACAAAGGCTTGGTAGAGCATTAGGTAGGGATACAGCATCTTCTGTTGAGTCACTTGTTACTGGTATAGGTAGGCAGTCTAGATTAATGCTTGATAATATTGGTATTATTGTAAAAGCAGAAGAAGCCTATGAAGCATACGCTGAAAAACTAGGAGTATCTACAGACGAGTTAAGTGATGCTGATAAAAAACAAGCATTTTTAAGTGCTACTATGGAATCAGCAAGGGAAAAAATTAAAGACTTGGGAGATGAGGTATTAACCAATCAAGATTCTTACGATAAATTAAAAGCATCATCTTCTAATTTAGCAACAGAATTAGGAAATACACTTCAACCAGTTTTATCAGGTTTATCAAGGGGTTTTGCTAGTATAGCTGATAGCATTACAGAAAGTTTAAAAGTTTCAAGAATTGCTAGTAAGCAATATGATATGGATGCCCCATTGCAAGAGCGTAGAGAAATTATATTAAATAGAATTGCAAAAGCAGAAAAAACTTTAGCTTACCAACGAAGAATAGGCTCAGATGATGTAGTTACCACAGCTAAAGCTGAGGCATTTATGGCAAGTCAGCGAGTTTTACTTCATAATCTTGACAGGTTAATAAGAAAAGATCAAGAAAAAAAGATACAAAATAATAAAGACGAGCAAGACTCATTAAAAAAACTAGCTGAACAAGAAAAAAAGAAAAAAGAAGCATCTGAAAAAGCAATCGAAGATGAAAAAATAAGGGTTGAGTTAGGTAAAAAATTAGCAAAAGAACAAGAACAATTAAGAAAAGACATAGCTAATGATGAAAAACAACATGCTAAAGATTTAAAATCAGCTAGAGATACAATTTTTCAAAGCTCTGTAGACTATCAATTAATGCAATTAGATTTAAAAGCAGAAGAAATAAAAGCTTTAGGTTTAAATGGGCATGAGCAAATAGCTTTAGAAAGATATATTGCAGAAGAAAAACAAAAAATTATTAAAGAGGATGCTGATACTAGGCAAAAAATTATTGATGAAAGCAATGATAAAATTAAACAAGCAAGAGAAGATATTCATCAAAATGATTTACATTATCAGTTTTTAGAACTTGAGGCAAAAAGAAAACACTATGAATCCTTAGCACAAACAGATGAAGATAGAAGATTAGTAGAAGAATTTGTTAGAGAGCAACAAAAAGAATTAGCAACTGCACATTTAGAAGAAAATAATGCTTTATATAATGCTACACTTAGCTCGTATGATGCTTTTGTAACTGGATTGATGGATAAAGATACAAACTTTTTAGAGTCTAGACAAGCAATGGAGAATGCTTTTAAAGAATCTCTTATTAGGTTTTTAGCTGACCTTATAAAAGAACAAGTTAAAGCATTTTTAATAGAAGGAGCTATAAGAAAAGCATCAGATAAAGCTACTGAAAAAGATGCCATGATAAGCGGTGCTAGAATATTTGGAGCTTATGCGGGGGCGGCGAAAGTTAAAGCTATAGCAACAAGTGGTGCTAGTGTAGTGTCTGCTATGGTAGCAACAAAAGCATATAGCTCTCAAGTGGATTCTATGCAAAAATTTGAACAAGGCGGTCTAATAGGCGGTAGGAGACATTCTCAAGGTGGTACTATTATTGAAGCAGAACAAGGTGAATTTATAATGAATAGAAATGCTGTAGAATCTATTGGTATTGAAAATCTTGCAAGAATGAATCAATCAGGAACACAACCTGTAACAATCAACATACAAGGCAATATGGTTGGTAATGAAGAATTTGTAAGGGATACATTAATTCCTGAGATAAATAAAACAGTAAATAGAGGATTGGCATAATGGCTAGTTCATCAAACATAAAAGAAAATTGGTTATTTGATTTTTATAATCAAGATTCTTATCTTAGTTTTGATGGAGCTGATGACTATATTGATTGTGGAACTACCACTCAAAGTTCTCCAGTAAATGTATCTGCATCAGGAACATTTGCATTTTGGATTAGGTTTCCTGAACTTGTAAATGGGCAAGGTGAAATGATATTTGCTAATAATATGATAGAAAGTCATTATTCAGGGTTTTGGATTGGTAAAAATGGCGATCATAAAATACAAGTACATATGATGGATGGCTCAGGTAGTGGTAGTAGTGATAGAGAAACATTTCTTAGTGGAACTGTTTTACAAGAAAATGTGTGGTATTTTATTGTAATAGCATCAAATTTTAACCACGACAGCAGTAATGTAAACACTAATTGGAAAATATATGTAAATAATGATGCTAGTGGCAATGTATCAAATGATGGTAGTGCAAGTATCGATGCACCTTCATATACAACTGGAAAGTGTGAATTTGGAAGAGAAACGCAAGGAACTGATGCTTATGGTAAGTTTGATTTAAGAAGTTTTGCTGTTTGGGGTACATGGCTTAGCACAAGCAATATTACTGCATTGTATAATAATGGCTATTATACAAATTTAGCAGATATTGACTCAGACAATATTGTTGCTTATTGGAAATTTAATAATGATGTTGTTGTTACAGATTTTATAAATAGTCAAAATGGTAAGATTTATGGTGCTAGTTATAGTGGCTCTGCATTACATCTATCATTTAGCGATACAAAATATAATAATCAATTTTATTACGGAGCAATTTTAAATAAGCCATCTATTAGAGAGTCAATAGATTTAAGTCAATCTAAAGCAAAAAAATCTAATCTCAGTATTCAAATACCTGATTTTGAATATAATGATTCTTTAATTTCAGAGGAATTATTTGGCAGTAGTGTATATTTAAATTATAATGTTAAAGTTTATTCTAAAATAGACTCAGATACACCATTGCTTATAGGGTGTTTTAGATTAGCAGATATATCTACTGATGGCAAGACACTAAACTTAGCATTAAATTCCTTTGATCCGTGGGATGATGTAACATTTCCTCAAAAAAAACATACTCAATATGGAGTATATCAACCTGCTGTGTATGGGGACTATGCTCATGGAACTTTTGGAGGCGATGGTGCTTATGTATCAGTTTACCCTGTTCCTGTTTTATATGCTAATAATAACTTATTAACTTGTGTTTATCCAAGAGCCTATGATGCAGGTTCAAATCACTATCTACATCATAATGTTGGATTTAATTGGTTTACTGCTATAAGTGATGGGAGTGGAAATGCAAATAGTGAAGCTCCAGCAACAGTAACTGATGGAGGCATTGATGTATTTCACTCACCAACAACTAGAACTGCTAGGGGGTATATTCGCTCTGCAAACTCAACTTATGAAGCATCAGATAGTGGGACTGTAACCTACCTTACAAATCCTGAAAATATTTTTAAATATAACTCTTTTGATGGCTCTGCTTACGCTTCATCATCTGACTCTACCACATATGGAACAGCAGATGTAGATGATACTAGCGAAAATAAATATTTAGTTATTCAAACACCTAAAAAAACTTATGAAGTTACTTTAATAAAAGGCATAAAGGTTAAGCATAGTATAATGTGGGATGATGGAGCTGGGGATAATCAAGAGTATGACATTGATTTTTTTACAAATGAATATGATTCAATCAATGATGACTTGTTATCTTCCCCAATAACTAAAACTTTAGCTCATAATATTAGCACACATGAATTTCCTTTTAACGAAAGTCCAGCTAATGCTTTATCAGGTAAAGGAAGTTCGTCTTTATGCCCTGATGAGATTTTAATGAAGTGGAATCCACAAAGTTCATCTAGCTATTCCCATGAAGATCATGAACTTAGAGTTTATGATATACAAATGGACTCTCTTACAGAATTTGACTACAATAAAGATGATAACAAACAACTAGCTAGAGAAAAGTATTTTTATTGTGGTGGAGATGGATTGCAACATGGTATTACAGGTTTATCAGGAAATAATATTACTGAAATACATGAAGCTCATTTAGATTTAATGAATAGGTTTGCTAATTTTGATGTAAAAACAAATCCTGCAACAGATATTATAGGATGGGGAAATGGCTCAAGCGATAATAAATTAGATCACGCTAAAGCTTGGAAAATAAGATACTGGGAACTAGAACCAATTAGTTTATTAAAGTCTTTAGAAAAATTACAATATGAAGGTGGGTTTATTTTTAGATTTAGAAGAGGAGATTTAACACAACCTGAGTATATTTTTATTAAAAATAGCTACGCATCTACTGATATAGATTTTCCTAATATATCTAAGTTTGATTTAAGTTCCGTGGATATACAACCTAGCTCTGTTAAATCAATCACAACAAAATTAGATATTAATTACAAAAAACACCCAGATCCTAGTAGTAATAAGTATGTTGTATTAAAAAATTGCTCTAACAATATTTCTAAAGCTGAATATGTAATTAATTCAAAAGAAAATAAAAAAAGTATAAATTTAGATACTTATGTAGCTCCTGAAATACCAGCTAACCCATCATCAACTCCTAATAATGATTTTTATAGTTATTACAATAATATTGATGGGAAACTAAGAATAAAAATTACTTCAAATATGATTAATCCAAAATATTTTGACATTAATGTAGGCAATACAATGACATTTACTAATATGTACCCTAAAAAATTATTTAATAAAGAATTTACTAATGTAGTTTTTATGATTACATCTATAACTAGGACAATGGGATCGTTAAAATTTACAGCAAAAGAAATAGCAACAATTACTTAAAGGTTAAAAAATGGCAAATTTAGATATTAGAACTCCAAGATTTTATGTAGATTATATTAATTTTTTAAAAAATCGTGACCAAGCTGGTGGGCATTATGGTATTAGTACATCTACAGATCAAATTAATGTAGTATCAGGTAATAACATAGCAGAATTATATGATATGCGACCACTAAATCAAGTTGAATTTAATACGACAGGAGATGCTAATGGTCATGTTAATTTATGGTTTGATTTAAAAACATCAGGATTTAATATAGATTTTGTAGCAATCTTAAACCATAATATGCACAAAGCAGATGCAAAAGTAAGAATTAGTGCATCAGAAACTTTATCTGAAGTTCAAGCAGTAGATCATGCTAGTGCTGATGATACAGAAGGTAATATGACATTAACTAGCGTTATCGGAACACACCAAATTCAAAATAATAAAGCATCTTCAGATGATGAATCATCTTGGGGAACTGGGCATACTATTGTTAAATTTCCAGAATCTACTCATAGATACTGGGGTATTCAATTTGAAGGAACTTCTGGTCAAACAAGCGTAGGTCATGGTGATGGAGATTTTGATGGTAGTACAAACTTAAAAATAGGATGTATATTACTAGGACAATACTATGATATGCCCAGAACTCCTGATTTATCGGTTAAGAGAAGTATAGACTTTGATGGAGTTAGTGTGCAAGAATCTATTGGTGGTCAGAGATTTTCTACAATGACTCAACATGGTAGGCAAAATATAGAAGCTACAAATAAAAGCCCATTTCACACTTATTATAATAGTTTTGGGGCTTATGGTGGCAGAATGTCTTATGATATGAAATTTAGTTATTTAAATTCAACAGATATTATGCCAGATAATTATAATCAATTTCAAAATAGTGATGAGGGAATTATTGAAGATTTATGGAATAAAACAAATGGTAGATTAATACCATTTATATTTACACAGGATGGAGCAAGTTCAAGCTATTCTGATTATTTATTTGCTAGGTTTGCTCAAGATAGTTTAAATATGACTCAAGTAGCACCTGATGTATTTGATATATCTATGAGGATTGAAGAAGAGTTTTAGTATCAGGTATAACTATATTTAAGTCTACAGCACACCACCTTATTATACGCTCTATAAACTGAGCGAACTCTTTAGTAGATAATACCTTAGTGCTTTCAACATTAAAATGTGCTTTAATTGTAGAGTGCATTTCTTGATCTGTATAACCTAAATCTTCTGCTATTATATTAACAATCTTCCAATAATAATTATTCTGTTGGGCAGAGCGAACTCCTGTTTCTTTAAGCTCTATATAATACTCGCCTGAAAGGTTAGCAATAGTATTATCAAACTCTGCCCTGTTTAAGAGAACCAACTTACCATCTTCTATTTTACAAGGAAATCGCAATCTAGACATATTTTTTCATCCCATAGTTTCATATCAGGACTACTCCACATTTCGCCCTCAAATATATTCCATTTTCTTTTACATTCAGGACACCAGAATAATGATTCATCAGCCCTGATTTCATCTGTTTTATGATTCTCTCTATTTCTTTTTTCTATGATCGGACTATCAAGTGCATCAATAACCCATTGTATAGAATCAAGTTTTCGTGTTTTTTCTTTCGGCAATTATTCCACCTAGTAGTAGTAAATAGTTTCGTGCATCCTGTATCCTGCCGATTATAGGTTCTTCTGATATTTCTTTTCCATTAAGTACATAGTTCCTAATAGAGTCCATATGCTTTAACAAATATATTAAAGCAACATGTTCTGCTCTTAAGTCCATTCTATCTCCAATGCTTTTAAAGTTTTTAAACTTATCTTCATTAGAGACTGTGTACTCCTCTCCTTTAACGAGCATAAGTCTGTTCTCTTCTTCTTGCATAGACTCTGCCCATTTCATAAAGTCTGGTACTTTCACTTATCTCTCCAATATACCCATTTAGATTTATTAGTATCCCACTCGCCACTTTCCCACAAATTACTATTGTAGACTACAAGTGCCAATACAAACATTAACATTATTTCTATCATGTTATCTCCTTTTTTATTTTAATACTTTGCCCCATGAACGCCAATCCATTTGTC